TTACATATTCATTTTTATTAATCCCGGCACTACCTTTGGGAGAATACACTAATCGGCCTCCATTATCCAATATCTTTTGTACATCTTTCATAGCTTGGTGTGCTTGGGTATAGTCTTTGTATTCTTGGTGGCCTATTGGATATTTGCAATATCTTTTGCCACCGTCAGGCATGATGCTGATACCGAATACTGTTTCATTAGTTTTTCGGTTGAAATTCTGTTGAGTCCTTACTTTCATTTTTTTAATACATTTTCCCAGTTTAAGTATAAATACACATTCGTTGTCCGGTGCTCCCCAATTGGTGTTACCAACTCCGATGGTTATAGATTCAAGTTCAAAAAGCATTGTCCGTTGGGTGTAGCCAAAACGGAAGCGAACATGAGTGTATTCTTTGGGATGAAAGCCGTTTCCACGTGTAATACAAGAAAAACAAATAGCTTTCTTACAGTAGAAACCAGTCTTTTCATAGGAATTGTGACCTCCACATTTTGCTAATCTTCCGATCCAGTATTTCTTGATCTCTCTGTATTCTTCTTTCTTATTTCCGGATTCGATCATTTCATACCATTTTGCTTTTAATGGCAGGTCAAGGATTTTCATATTAACCATAGTCTAAAAGAGTTGCGGATTCTGTTTGTCGTGAAGGATTTTTTGAACACGTTCAATTTCTTCATCTACTTCACGCTCAATTTGTTTACTTATTCGTAAATCTATCTGTCTCTTATTTTTTAAATATTCTTTTTGGCAACGGCGCATTTCCACCACTTTGTCGAAAAAATCTTTTGGAGTCATAGATTTAAAAGGTATGGAAAAGGCCGCTTTGATGCGGCCTCCCCAGTGTGATTACTTTTTTCCAATCAGAAAGTCTTTCCACAATTCTTTGAATTGTTCTCCAAAGTAAATTGCGATTTCACTTGATTTTACAGCAAGGCGAGAGCCGACACCCGCAAACGAGTACGACCAATCGTCATTCGAGCGCGCAAAAGCGAGGCCGCAACTCGCACCGTTATACGCATCACCGCCCCAAAGAACCAGCCGATTACGATCCTCTTCGTCCATTTCATCAATTTCTTTTTGATTATAAAGATAAAACCACGGCGTATAACGGTATTCATCTTTAGTAAATCGTGGAAAATCAGGATCGTTGTTTAACGCACGGGCAATAGTGCATAGTTTGATGTAGGCGAGGTGTGCAATATCAGCCACTTCTTCTTTGTGTCCGTCTTCATCTTCAACAAGTAGGCGAACAATGGGTTTTACACCTATTGCTTCACAAGCATCTTCGTAGGTTTTAATATTGTGATAATCTGTATAATCCGGCTTTTGCTTTCCGAATAGGGCTGTTAGAATACTAATTGCTTTAGGACAGTCGTTTGCTTCACTAAAAGCGGCTGTTACCTTTTCTTGTGTGATTTTAAGTTCTGACATAATGTAAATTATTTATTGTTAATACTATATCCGAATAATGCAAAATCTCCCCGGCACGGATCATCCGGGAAAATTGTTTTCATGTAATTGGTTACTTGTTGAACCATTTTCCAGTCCTCTGTTTTGCGTGTTGTTATCCCAAGCTGATGTGCCATTTTTGCAACATGCGCATCCAATGGTATGTATAATTCTGTTGGATGAATAATAGTCCAAATACCTAAATCCACCGGCGATTTTCGTACTACCCACCGTAGAAACAGACAAATACGCTTGCATGGAGAATCACGCTCCAATTTTGGAATACCTTTTACGCCACCAAAATCTGTTTGTATTTCACGGATAACATTGTTGTAACCCTCATAAAATACTTCCAAATCATCCCATTCCTGATATATGTTGTACAACCGCTGGCAAATGCAGAAGAAGTCATGGTAGGTGAACATACGGTAGAAGGTATTTGTATTTTCTTTGTATTGTTCCCATACTTTGTTCATAATGAAGTCATAAGGAGAATTACCCATTAGATTATCCAAAATTTCTGCTTGCTGCATTATCAGTTTGCGATTCCCGAAAGCTATCCATGAGGTAAGAAAGGCACTGATTTCTATGTCCTTTTTATCATTGTACTTATGTGGAAAAAATATAGGATCATCTTTTATAAAATCAGGTGTTTCAAATTGTTTCGCCCAGTCAAGTAGTTTGTCTCTTAGTTCTTCCATAATATTCTTCTTTCCATTTTTTGAAAGCGGCTTCTTTATCATTTGATTTCATCCTTTGTATGAATGATTGATGGGATTCCAATAATTCTTTGGCCTCTTCATCTCCATTTTCCGATCTTTCAGTTAGATGTTTGATATATTCTCCGTAGAACATTCCAGTGCTGTTATTATTTTGTTCATGGGCTTCATTAATTGAAAGAGAAGAAACAATTTCATCACGCTGTGCATCGTATTCATTTAACCAGCCGAGAATGATATTACCGTCCAGCCTATCGTAAATCTTACCGGAAGCCATAGCATTACGGAAACACAATTTGATTTCCTCCAATTTGAGATAATAGAATCTGTCTATTATTAGATCAGCGGTAAGTGCCACTTGAACATCATTCATCGTTTTTCCAACATTGAAAAAAGACACAAGCTCGTTAATCGCAATTACCAGTATAGCTCTTGCACCAGCCAATGTGATTTCTCTTTTTATAACGGAGAGTGGTAGATTAGGAGTATTGAGAACAGCTTCTTTAATCGAACTTACGTGCAATCCCTTGTAATACTCCGCTTGCAAGGTCAGCAAGTCTTTCAACGCTTTCTTTTCGGTTGCCGGGAGATTGCTGTTGACTTGAATTAAGTTGTTTCCCATACTTGTTAAAATCATTATTAGACCATCTGACTAAACGTTTGGAAACTTCAAATGTACGTTCCTTCTCAAAGCGCATTTTCCGTCCTCCGCATTCAGTCCAATACTCGAAAAAGTCCTTCAACATATCATCAGGATATTTCCCTCTATACATGAGAACTTCACTTCTGAATTTGTCTTTCCTTTCAGAAAGAGAATCCTTATTCATATTCATCTTATGGCCTAATCCGGCCATGAATGCTTGTTCCAATGTTGCATCAGGATGATCCCGACACCATTGGGTTGCTAATTCTTCTGATTTCATTTGATTTATAATTTAGATAACCAATATTTCCATACTCGTGAGGCTACTTGCGCCATCATAACGGGTGGTACACTCATTCCACAGATATAATGTGGGGATTGGTTGAGGAAAAGGTAATCTTGTGGAAATGTGGATATATTACATACTTCTGACCGTGATAAATATATAGGCTGCTTAAAAGGAATAATTGAGTCTGCATGAGTTGTTAGGGTGTAGCTTACTTTGTTCTCATATAGATATTGTTGATTAAAAAAGCCTCGTTTTCCAGTTTGTTTCTTATAGGCCTCTGCCAAAGCAATATCTCCTGCCACTCTCTGCTCAAATAACTTTCTCATTTTTACGCCAATAGGCTTTCCCTTGTAATCCGCATATTCCCCATAATATATTTCCGATTCATTAAATTCCATGTCGATGTATGGCTCAACATTGAAGAGGTCTGAAACTTTTAGGAAATGGGCTCCCAAATCATGTCTGATACATATAAAGAATACACGTTCTCTTTTTTGAGGTACTCCCATTTTAGAAGCATCAAGAAGAAAATGCTGACAATAATAACCAGCTTCCTCAAAGTCTTTGTATATACGTCTGACATAATCAATCGCATTCCCTAAAAGAAGTCCTTTCACATTTTCAGCAATAACGATTTTAGGTTTTAAGCGTTTGGCAAGTGCAATAAAATCAAAAAAGAGCGTGTCTAAAACTTGTGTCTTTTGACCTTCCTTGAATTTCTTTTCTTTACCCCACGCATCTTCACGTAATCCCGACATGCTAAATGTACTGCAAGGTGGTGATCCGTCCAATATATCTAAATTGTACAATTCTTCGGGAAGATTATTCCTTCTCACTAAATCACGAATATCTTCCAAATAACTATACTGGGGATGATGGTTTGTTTCATAGCATTTCATCATTCGTGGATCAATCTCATTACAGCCAATAACATCATAACCGGCTATTTTGTAACCCATAGTAGAGCCACCGCCACACGCAAAACAAGAAAAGACCTTTCCTTTATCTTTAGTAAAAACAGTATCTTCTAAAAACCAGCGATACGGATAGAGATGTTGGGGGGGGGGGTAATTACATCTTTCATCATTCCACCTCCCATAATTCAGCTACTCTTTTGAATTCTTCATCAGCCGGAACCGGGCAATCTTTGATCCATTGCATATCTTTTACTTGCCATAACGAAAGGTTTGTGTTGTCAGGAATATGCTTTTTAATATCAGGAAAAAGATTGAGTCGAAGAGATTTACTTTCCATAAGTTCATCTTTGTAGTCCAACAAAAAATTATTGGCCTTCAATAAACTATGAACATCATTAGCAGAATGTGGAGTGTAAACAACTCCATCGAAATATCTGATATAATTGGGAAGCATATCAGCCAGTGCCGTATATAGAAATAATTTTCCTTTATTGCCATAGGCCAATTTTTGAACGGTTTTGATACTTTCAGCCAAATTTGCCAGTTTTTCAGGAAACAAAAGTGGTTCTCCACCAGTTATCATGATCTCTTTGTAATTAAAGTGCTCAACAACTGGTAATTTTGAAAAATCCCATGAGTTGTTGCAACACATAGGACATTTGTTCGGACATTTGGTTGTAACCAATAGACGTAACTTTTCCATTTATAATGATATTGTTTGGGTGTATTTCAATTCTCCGGTATATCCACGTGCTTTCAATTCTCCGGTATATCCACGTGCTTTCAATTCTGCGATAAGTTCCCGTGGAGAAAATTTTGCCAATTCAGGATTGGAATATATTTTCTTCAAATTCCCCCCCCCCTCCCGGAGTTTTCTTACGGTTTCTGGCATAAACATTACCGCACTCTTTACAATATGTCTGCAATCCATCTTCGGTTG